ACTGGGTTTCAAGCCCCAGCTACAAGTCGTCTTTAAAGTTACTTACATCGATAGGCTTAAGCTTGATAGGATGGCCGATACTATCGAAAAACCACTCTATTTGCTCTTGTTTTGGGATGATCGTAAGCTCGTTAAAGCTGTGCAGCTGTCCGGTTACCTCTCCGCTGCCTCCAAGCTGTCCGGCGGTCATTACTCCGACCATTCTAGGTGGCACTCCGTGCGCGGCTATAATTTCGTCCCTATTTAGGTTTTTAAGCTTTTCAAAACTAATATCGCTTACCTTGCTTAGATCCTCGATACGTACTTTCGCATTCTCGCCGTTTGCGGTTAAAACCAATGTTTTGTGCGCATTGCCCGTCCCTTTAAAATTTGAGCCGAAAAATTCTTTAAAGGCGTTAAGCTGCATCTCATCAGGCTCTGAATTTTCAAAGATTATGGCCGTATCGGCTCGGGCGGAGTTTTCAAAAAAAGCGTTATTAAAACTGTCGGCTTTTTGATTGGTTAGAATTGAGAGCATGGCTGCCAAATAATCAGGCTCTCCGTAAAATCTAGAGTTTGGAGAATAATAATATAAGTGTTTTGCATTAAGTGCTATTGATTTATTGTTTTTTACTTGAAATATTTCTTTGTTTTCGTTTACTCTAGCTTCGATAGAGGGAAGTATATAAAGGTTTTTACCCGCAATTTCAACAAAAGCATTTCCAAAAATTTCAAGATTTAATATAAACGCATATAAAAAATCTTTGGGCGTCATAACGCCACCTTCAAGCTTTGAGCCATCTTCTATATTAGATAACAGTGATGCTTTTAATTGCACGGCTCGCCTGTGATAGGTATTGGCGTAAAAAAGACTTAGCAATCTATCAAAGCTAAAAAACGGCTCTATTAAGCCTTGCGAGTCTTTGCTTTCTTCAGTAAGCTGTGCGCTACCTTGCGCTGCTTTAAAAATTCTATCCATATTTATCCTAAAAATTTTTAATCCAATTCTACGATAAAGATTTTTCGCTTTCTAGCAAGATAAGACGTATATGTCTTATCTGGGTTTTTTAAAATCTTATTTTTGGCAAAAATGGCGGAAAAAATAAGGAGTAAGTAATGGGGCTAGAGAGATAACCGATATGCAAATCAAGTTAATTTCACTGGTATCAGCAGGTGCTAACAATAAAAAAATTATCTACAAAAATGAGAATTTTAACGAGCTGTTAAGAGTCGATTTTAAAAAGAGCGATGCAGAACAAGGAGTTGTTTACGGGATAGTTTATGCCCCAGACGAAGTGGATACGCAAGGAGATTTTGCAAATGCTGACGAAATCAAAAGGGCTTCTTATAACTTTATGAAGAGATCGGACCTTATCTACTGTATAGATGTAAATCATAATTTTAATATCGCGGACGCCTATATATGCGAAAGCTGGATAGTAAAAAGCAAAGATGAATTCTTTAATGAAGAGGGAGCGTGGGCGGTAGGCATCAAAATAGAAGATGAAAAGCTGCGAGAGATGATAAAAAACGGAACGATAACTGGACTATCAATGTATGGCAGTGGAGTGATAAAGGGGAGCGAAAAAGAAGATGTCACAAAAGGCGGCGTGATAGCGGCGCTAAAAGAGTTTTTCGGCTCAAGCGAAAATTTTAAAAAAGAAAGTTCAAACAACAAAGGAGAAACGATGGATGAAAATAGAGTTGCCGAGCTTGTAAAAGCTGGCATTAGTGCAAATGACACAAGGTTTGAAACACTTGAAAAATCAGTAAGAGAGCTAACCGCTAAACTTGATGCGATAACAAGCGAGTTAAGCAAATCAAAACAAGACGCAACAATCGAAAAAACGCAAAATCACGCAAGCAAAGGAATACTATAATGGACGGATTAAACGATATTTTAAAAGGCTCTATGAATGCCACTAACGTTACTCTCTCGGGCTCACTTACACCTGAGCAATCGCATAATTTTATAGACGTTATTAAGCAAAACAACGGCTTTTTGCAAAAAATCCATACTGAAAAAATGGGTAGACTTACCAAAGAGCTCGACGCATGGGACGTAGCAAAAGGAATTTTGGTGCGCGTAGCCAGTGGCGAAAAACCAAACGACTCACAAAGATCGGCTTTAAGCAAAGTAGGTGCAAAGCTAGACGCCAAAAGCGTTCAGTTATTTGCTCGCATCTTGCAAGACGCGCTAGAAGACAATAAGTCAAATCCTAATTTCGAAAAAGAAACGTTTGACGCATTTGCCAAGGCTTTCGGTAACGATTTGGCGCTTCTTGGTTTTACCGGGGAGAGCGATACTTACGACGGAACTTTCAAAACGCTACATAAAGGCTGGCTACAAGTAGTTAAGGACTCTAGCGACGCGGTCAAATTAACCTATACGGCAACGGAAAAAGTGTCAAATAGGCTAAGCGCGCTAGCCGGATCCATAGACCCGGACATCGTAAGCGAAGCTAGGATTTTGATAAAACCTTCCGACGTTCAGGAATACAATAAAGAGCTAAGCGCGCTAAATTCGCCGCTTCATCTCGTTCAAGGCGGAGCAAACCAAATACTTGGCATTCCATTTGAGATAACCCCTCTTATGCCAAAAGGCACTTATCTAGCTACTCCACTTAAAAACTTAGTTTTAGGAGTAGTTTTAGACATCCGTCGTAACCGCTGGTATGACGCTGAAGAGCGAGCCTTAAAATACGTATTTGATGTATTTACCGATTATGAAGTAGTCGTTAAAAATGGGCCAGCCTTATGAGTAAGGCATAAAGGAGCGAGCATGAAGTATATAGCAAAAGGCAATATATGCGTAAAGGGAAATTTCGTTAAAGAGGGTGAGACAATCACCCTTAATCAAAATGAAGCTAAAAAGTATTTGGATGCCTCAATGATAGAGGTTTTTGAAGAAATTGACTCAAATACGTCGCATGATCAAGGCAACCCCGCATGCAAGGCGAGGACGTAAATTTTAGAGGGGTTAAAATACCATTTTTTAGACTTCTTACCCGCTGGGGCAAAATCCTTAACGGGTATAACAGCCTACCTAAACAAGGCGTAAAAAGCGAGTTTGATATAGATTATTTGGTGTGGTTACCTATCATAAAGGGTTACGCCACACTAAACGACCTACGCACTATTTACGACCTAGAGGACGCAATAGCAATGCACGAGGTTATTATTGAACTACTAAACGAGGAGCGCCGAGCCTTAGAAAAACAATAAGGCTCACTCCTCTATTTTTTTACTTCTATTCTTTATTATTTCTATTTCGTAAAAAGTCAAATTACTCAAAAAATCAAGCAATTTAAAACGCCAGTTATCCTCCCCTGATTTAGCCCAATCGTTTAATGTGGCGTAAGGGATACCAAAAATCTCAACAAAATCTTTACGCTTTGGTGTTTTATTTTTTTGCATTTTCTAACTCTTTTATGCGTTTTGTTAGCTTGTGGTTACGCCACATCTCATAGATTAGAGCGATACAAACTACTAATTGAGCCACGTCAAAAACAACATCCATTTTAAGCTCCTTGTAAAGTCTAGTATTTTATAATCAACCCAAGGGGGAGTGGTTAAAACCACTCCTTTAAAGCTTGAAATATAGATAGAAGCGTTGCGACCGCTTCTATCATCACCCAAACCTTTTTAAAAAACGCTTTCACGTTTTCTCCTTGGATTGAAGTTATCAAAAAGGCTTTTTATCCCTTTTGATAAGATAATTATATAATAATATCCCTTATTTTATGCTTAATAATTATGTATATCATAATTTAATATAATAAAAACACAAGCCGAAACCATTATTAAAATTTGCTCTAATATGCCCCTTAAAAGGATATATAGTGCTATTATATGAATTTCTTTACAAAATCGGATTTGACGTTGATAGCGACAAGATAAAGCAGATAGAACAAGGGCTAAAAAATATCTCTAGCCTAGCTAAACAAACAGCCCAGCCCATAAGCGACGCAGTAAAAGCTGGTATGGAAAGAAATGCCGAGCTAATAGCAAAACTAGAGCAAGCCAAAAATCAAGGTGTAGAGTGGTGCGAGGAAGCGAAAGGGCAAGCCGAGGAACTCACTACTAGTTTTCATAAAGTGGCAGAAGCAGAGAAAAAGGTCGGCGAGAAAGCAAAAGAAGCCTCTAAAGAAACGAAAAAACTAACCGAGAAAAAGCCAGCTGCCAACTTAAAACAAGAGCTAAGTAATATAAGAAGCAAATTTATGCTAATAGGTGCAGCGGCAACGGCTGCTAGTGGGCTAATAGCAAATTACTTAACCGTGCCTTTGCAAAACATAGAGGAACTAGCAAAGAAAAAAGATAGACTATTTAGCATCACCCAAAACGAAATAAATCAAGCAAAAGAATATCAAGATCAACTACAAAAAACAAAAACAGCGGTGCAGTCAATAGTAACCCAAATAGCATTAAAGCTAATCCCAGTCGCTAATCAAAGCCTAAAAGGTTTTAACAACTTTCTAAGAGCAAATAAGGCTTTAGTTGTCGAGGGTTTGACTAATGTCTTTAAGTGGATATTGAAGCTAGGGCAAGTATTTACAAACACGTTTAGATTTTTAAATAAAGTAATAAGTAGCACGATAGGCTGGAAAGCGGCGTTATTAATTCTTGTAGGTGTTTTGGCGGTCGTGAAACGTGCAATGCTAGCGGCGTTTTTAACCAACCCTATCGGCTGGGTAATTATGCTAATAGGCGGTCTTATTTTACTAATTGATGATCTAATGACCTATTTAGACGGCGGCAAAAGTCTATTTGGCGATAGCTGGAAGCCATTTATCGAGTGGGGTAAAAAAGCCATTGCTGTATATAAAGAGATCGAACCAATTATTAAACAAGTGTTTAGTGGAGCTGTAAAAATAATTATGGGATTTGGTCAGTCAGTTATTGGCATTCTTACTTCAATAGGTGCTCTTTTCACTCTTAGACTAGCCGATTTAAAAGAAGCTCTTCAGTTTTGGTGCAATGGCGGCAAAAAAATGATAGAGGGGTTATGCAATATATTTGGAACATCGTGGAGCGAGGTTACCGAAAAAGTTAAAAAGGCAATATTTGCGTGGATAGATGATATAAAAGTAGGTTTTGAAAATTTAGGCAAAGCAATTATGCAACCCTTTGAGCTTGCCTTTAAATGGATAAAAAAACAATACGATGAATATATAGCCCCGATCATAAGTGCAGTTAAAAATTTTGATATAGGGCAAACCGCTAGCGATATGTGGGAGGGAGCTAAAAGCTTTTTAAGCTTTGGTAACGATACGCCAAAAGCAGCGCTGGCTACACAATACGCAGATAATAATAGATCGGTGCAGTATAACGGCGGAACAGCTACAACAACTATTAATATAAATACAAATAACCCACAAATGGCTAACCAAATAATAAACAATAGGCAAAAAAACGACCTAGCATTTACTCAAGCCAATTTAAAAGGATTATTTAAAACATGTAGCCAAAAACAACGACGCTAACTGGCATATATTAGACGGCAATTTAAATATTTTACCAAAGAATAAAATTATCAATGATAGCGAGGGCTTTGTTTTAAGTGAAAAAACTGGCTTGATTAATAGCCCAGAAAAGACCGATGACGGGCTAAGGGTTACGTGCTTACTAAACCCTAAACTAAACATCGGCTCGCTTGTGCGAATACAATCAATTCTAAGCGAATACGACGGCGACTATAAGATAACTCAGCTAACGCATAGTGGCGATTTTCTAAACGATACATGGCAAACGGAATTAATCGCCATAAATGGCAAATTTCACAAAGTAGAGAAAAAATGAACGATCCAAATTTAACGCAGATTTTTGATAGCGGATTATTAAGCTTTGAGGCAGGGGTGCATACGGCGCTACCTGCTAAGGTGCTTAAATTTAACGCAGGTGATAATACAGTGCAAGTCGAGCTAATGATAAACGAGCTAAAACGTGACGGGGCAAGCGTGCCATTACCGCCAATAGATGATGTGCCAGTGCAATTTTTTAGGGGTGGCGATGATACGGCAATAGGCGAGGCAATATTAAGAAAAAATAGGTGGCTGCGGCGTGCAAGCGTAAACAAAACTAGAAATTGAGTTTTTGGGTGCTAAGCGTGAGATTAAATTTGACCGCCCAAAGTATGGATAGCTTTTTGAAATTTAACATGCCACCTTTAAATTTAATAAAAGAGCTAAATGAAAATCCAGC